AAGATTGTTCATCTTTACTTCTCCTTTTAAAGCGAGATTTGATTGTGTGGACCCCGAAGGCATCCATTAATATTTATAGCACAATACAAAAAAAGAGGCAAGGTAAAAACCGAACCTCTTTATAGGGTGTTCCGATTGTAGAGTGTGCCGCACGAAAAGCACGAAACTATTTATGCTTCCTCTTGGGGTTTTGACTTCTTACCGATGTTATACTTCTGCTCAAGAATCCATTCACCCTTTTCTTTGTAAGGAAGAACCTTGATTTGATTCAAAGGAGCAATGTCTCCAATAAGGTCTGGTTTTACAACATCAACCAGTCCCCAATCAAATAAGAGTTTGACGATACGGTTGCGTCTTTGAACATCGTTTACTGTAAGATTTGCTCTCTTACCATCAAGAGCAAAAAGTTCTTTGAAATGGGTGATGTAGTATCTACCCTGCTTATGAAGGATGTGAGCACTTTGATAGAGTTTCTTTTCCTTTCTTGATGCAACTCCGATGCGAGTCAAAGTCTCTCTTACTTTCAGAAAATCATCAGGTTCACCAAGTGTAACCTCAACCATCATGTCTGGTGCCCACTGCACCTGTGCTTCAACAATTTGATTTGCCATTCTGTCCACCTTTTTCAAGTCGCTGTTTAATAAAATTAAGTTGTGTATTATTTAGGATTTTCAAAGCTTGAGTTGCTTTCTCATTACCATAACCATAGTATTGTTTCACAATCTCAATGTCCTTAACCTTATCTTTGCGGATCCAAGGAGAGAACCTTTTCTTTTTCCTGATGCTATTTAGATAGAAAGCATACTGCATGTCTTTAGGAAGATGAGGTTGCATATTCATCTCATTTGCATAAAGAATACAATCAACATGACCAGACATACAGCGATTGATGATGTAAGGTGGATAATCTTTTTTGTTTGATGGGTCTTCCATCAAGTTTTCTTTGGTTTGATTAATCGAATTCAACCAGTCTTTCAGTTCCATTATTTAAATACAGCAGTAACACCAACAACTTTTGCACCAGGATTTCGTGCAAGAGCAACTTCTCTTGCATCCTGGTAATCTCTTGCAATCACACTTTCAGTAAAGACTTGACCTGCCTTATACAATTTCACTTCGCATTTCATAATTAAACAATAGTAATTCTTTTCTTTCTTTCTGGTCTCTCATGTATTCACCAACAGACCTCATGGTATAAGTAAGGTCAAACTCGGCAGCATTCCAATCAACAAACCTATCTTTGATTAGTTGCGACGAATTGTAAGAAATAAGTTGATGACCGATAAAACGATCACAATCCCCAGCAAAGGTGTCGTGGTCAAATCCTTTGTGCATAGATCCCCTTCGACCATAAAGATTACTTCCGATCTCGTAGGGGGGATCAAGGTAGGTAAAGGTGTCCTTGTCGTCAGTAAGGAGTTGTTCATACGTCAGATTGGTTATTTTCCAGTCGGAAATGATCTTGGAGTAACCGGGCAGTTTTTCAATTCCGCGCAGAGTAAAGTTATTTGATGACGCCTGCGCTGAGAAAGACGAACTCTCAGTGAGTCCACTGAACGAGCACTTATTAACGACATAGAAATGAACAGCGCGATCAATAGCAGATAAAGTCTGATCATTGACCTTCTCCTTTGACTGTAAGAACAATTCTTTCGCCAATTCTGGAGTATTATTTGATGTCTTTAGATCAACCAGAGTATCTTTAAGTATATCTCCTCTATCTTGCAACTGTTGCCAAAAATTTACAAGTGGTTGATAAAGATCATTTACCCAAATATTTAGGTGCGGATACTTCTTTGCGACATGAATTGCAACACTTCCACCACCAAGAAATGGTTCTCGGTATTCCTTATAGTCCCTAAGGTCTGGAATGTATGGATCCATTTTGGTGCAAGCACGAGACTTACCACCAGGATAACGAAGAGGAGTTTTCAAAGATTTCATTTTAAAGATTTCAAAATAGCAAAGTAAACGCGATCAGTGCTCTCTGACATCGCATAATAACCAGACCCAACATAAATCTGACCTGCCACTACGGCAACAGTCGCAATGCCCCAGAAAATGTAATAAAATCTAGACTTTACTTGATGCCGTAGTTTCTTTTTCATAATCACACAATAAGTTTCTTTTCGTCTGGAGTAATCAACTTACTTCCATAAACTTCATTATACTTCTTAGTAATACCAGAATCAACTTCGGCAATGTATACAATGTGATTACGAGACACTGTAATCTCAGGATTACTTCTATCAATCACAGTTGCCCAAGGAGCAAATCCAACAGAACCATTAGCAGTTGGAAGTACAACCAGACCATTCTGTACGGTCACAGTTGTTTCATCTTCAGTGAGAAGTTCTGCTACAACCTCTTCACCAGTGATAATACGAAATAGTTTTACGTTCATTTGAATTCACACTCCATTTCATTATTAGGTGTAGTAGGACGATTGCTGACAGTAGCATATGCACCATCATCATCCTCATAAACTTCAATCACTTTGCATTGATCTTTGAATAGATTTAGAAGGTCTTTATGAAGATCTTCACGAGAAGATGATTTGACATAGTTATTATCAAATTCATCATGATAAGCAATATTATAACTCATTTAAAATTACACTCACACATTAGTTCGGTCAACGCCGCCAGAAGATTAATTTCTTGATCTGCGACGAACGCAATCTGATACTGATACTTAGCAATAATGAGCACAGCAGCAGGAATGCTATTGTTTTCAAGGGATGTAAGAAGAGCATCGTAAATACGACGCAGAAGTACGTCAGAGTCATTATCCAGATTACTAACGACCCACTTTCGGACTTCAGTGAAGTTTTTAGTTTTGAGATGCTTGATAAGTTCATTTACAGAAACGTCAGAAAAAGTTGCAAGAATACCACTATCAATCTTTCCACCAACAGAGTAACGTTGGCACTCATTTAGAACACGTCTCCAATCAGGGAAGTGCTTATTGATAAGTTCAATAATTACTTTATCTTCGTATTCAATGTTCCTCTCTTGTAGGATTCCTTGAAGGCGTTGATAAAAACCTGCAGCAAGCTTTGCTTTTTCTTTTCCTTTGATGTTGAAGTCAACGACTGCACATCTGGAGTGGAGGGGTTCAATGATTTTGTTTTTGTAGTTGCAGGTGAAGATGAATCTGCAGTTATTATAAAACGTCTCAATATTTGCCCGTAGGAGGAGTTGTACGTCGTTCCCTGTGTTATCTGCTTCATCAATGATGATAACTTTGTGTTTTCCATTGCCTTGAAGTGAGACGGTCGATGCAAAATTCTTTGCTTGGTTCCGTACCGTGTCCAGAAACCGTCCTTCGTCAGATCCGTTGATGACATAACAATCAACTCCCAGTTCGTTACAAAGTGCCTTTGCTACTGTGGTCTTACCAATACCAGGAGGACCAGAAAGCAAGAGATTCGGAATCTCTCCCTTATTTAGAAAGTCCTTAAATGTCTTCTTGATGTGGTCAGGAAGAATGCAATCATCAATAGTCTTCGGGCGGTAAGATTCCACCCAAAGAAAGTCAGTGTTGTTCATAATCAATAATAAAAAATGCTCACTTAAAGAACTGCATAAGATACGCTACACCCCAGTGTAGTTTATCAGCAGGTATGTCGTCAACATTTTCTTTCAAAATCTTTGCGCCATTCATGATTCTATCGATTCCCACAGCAACAGCAGTTGCCTCAGAAATCTTCATGAACTCTGCAAAGTCCTCATCATTTCCATTCTTCACACCACTAATGTAATAGTTTCGTGCTTCACGAAGAAGTTCTTGTGTCTCAGGTTCAAATGTAATGGTCTCATCCTTCAGAGGAATCGCCAAGTTTTTCATACATGACATACTGAACTTCATTGCCTTACGAGTTTCTTCAATAGGCAGTGCCCATTCTTCATTGTCTCGGAAGGCATGTTGAATAACACCATTGGTGCATTCCATCACACGGAGAACGGCAATCTTATCCTTCTCAGTGTCGGGTAGATTGCCGTAGATTTCTTTCCAGTCTTTCATGATAATAGTTTACTAAAGCTAATTGCTAGAAGAAATCCTAGCATGATTACAATGTCCCATGATTTTGTTTTCACAAAAAATGGAATTGAGATTGTGTCTGCAATCACGTTCATAATGACCCCAGCGGTCAAATTAACGTGCAATACAACAAAATAGGCAGCAATAACCATAATGCTGCCTATAACTCTCATTACAGTGAGTGTTTTCATCCAAAAGAAGAATCAGGTTCGAGTGCAATGTAATAAGTCAATTTATGATCTTTGCTCTGGAAGCGTGAAAGAAGTTGCTTGGAAATAACAACTTCATAAGAACCAGGAAGAATCTTCATGTTTTCAACTTTAAAGTTGAATGTAAATTCTTCTTCAGATTCACCAACCACAACAGAGAAATCATTAGATGTATCGTTTCTCTTATCGCGAGCAACCAGTTTTACAACACCTGCCTCACCAACGACAGAAAGGTCAGGGAGTTGAAGAACTGCTGCTGCTTTAAGGACTTTTGCAAGTTGTTCAGTAGAAAGAACAAAACAAACATCTTGAGAAGGAAGGGTGATTGATTTCTCAGGAGGAGTCACAATCACATTCGCATCGGCAAAGAAATACTTAGAGCGAGACTTACCTTCTTTAATCACGACATACTCATCAGTCTTGAAATCAAGTTCAGGGTTCTGATGGAGGTCAATGTTTTGCAGAAACTGATTCAGATCATAGATTCCAAAGTCCTTTGGAAAATCTTCCTCAACTTCTGCTTCTGCGAGGATGTTTTTCATCACAGAAATAGTCCGAAGAGACTTTCCTTCCTTAAACAAAATAGATTGGTTAATAGCAGAAAAGTTCTTCAGGACAGAGAGAGTTTTATCAGACAGTTTCATATTCATTGATTATAAGTTTCACGTTGTGCATTCTTGTCTCGGAAGAACTTCAGAAGAACAGAGTAGTGCTGAATCTTCATGATGTCTCGATCGGCAGTGCCTTTCTTATCATACCGTGAAGTATACTTAAGAATGTTATCTCGACAGAATGCTTCACCATCTTTATGTGCTGCTTCGATGAAATCCAAGGTCTGGATGTTTTCATCATTAGCAGCATAGTGTTGCTTGTAGGTTCCACGAATGTACTCAAGAAGTTCTCTTACGATCTCCTCTTCATTATACTTCCAGGGAATAGCAGGAGAATCAGAAATCAAACTATCAGAAACTACGTTCTCATCGCCCAGAGTTATCCTAAAATCGTGTTGCCCAAAATCAATCACGTCGTCATCATAAGAACTAAAGATTGAAAGATCATCATTAGAACTGTTCATTTCATCAGAAAGCATAGACCAAGAATTAATCATAAGTTATTTTATCAGGAAAAGTTGTGAGAGTCAAGACATTCTTTCTGCTGTTCCTCAGAAGGCATCTGGAACTCAGCATCTACTTTATCATAAAGTTCCATAAAAACTTGCTTGGTTTCATCATCAAAACGATTCAGACACACTTGCATTGCTTTTGCTTTATCACCAAAGATTTCAAATGCCTTGACGATGTGAACCAAACGGCGAGTGCTGATAATCTCATCAATACCACCATCATAGAAGGTCTTACGGATGATGTCTGCCCAGTCAGAAAGACGCTTGCAGAACTCAGCATCAGCACAGAGTTTGTTGAGAATCTTCTGCTCAATAGAAGGAGTTGGATACTCTTGCTCAAAGGTCACAGGGAAACGCTCAAGGAAGGCTTCATTGAGCACGTTAGTTCCAATGAATCGTCCATCGTCTGAACCTTTACCTTTAGTGTTTGCGGTTGCGATGACGTTGAAACCTGCAGAGGGTCGAACAAACTTTCCGATCTTTTTAAGAAAGACTCCATTTCCTTCAAGGATACTTTGGAGACAGAGAATTTTATTAGAGGCAAGGTCAACCTCGTCAAGGAGCAGGATAGCTCCTCGTTGGAGTGCTTCAATGACTGGGCCATTGTGCCAGACGGTTGCACCATCAACAAGGCGGAAACCGCCAATAAGATCATCTTCATCAGTCTCAATAGTAATGTTTACACGGATGAG